CAACGCTTCGCCCATAGGGCTAACGTGGGGGCTGGTGTCCGTCCCGTGTCGGGCGGGGCGGCCACCACCTAACGCGAGGTAACCCATGGGAATCTTCACCAAGAGTGTCAGCAAAGCGGCGATCAGCCCGGCCCCCGAGCCGTCCGTGAAAGCGGCTGCGGCCGGTTCCGGCTATGGCACCTATGGCGGCTACACCAGCCAGGCGAACGGCATCAACTTCGTCGGCGCGTATTACACCTACTACGAAGGTGAAGCCCGCAACCGTGCCATGTCCGTGCCCACGATCAGCCGTGCCCGCGACCTGCTCGCCTCCGTCATCGGGTCAACGAAATTGTGCATGTACACCGAACGGTGGAACGAAACCGAACAGGAAATGGAAGAAATCGACTTGGCGCCCCGCATGTGGTTGCGTCAACCCGACCCGTCCGTGCCGTACTCCACCCTCATGTCGTGGACATTGGACGACCTGTTCTTCTTCGGTCGCGCTTTCTGGTACATCACATCCCGCACCGCAGACGGCTTCCCCGCGTCGTTCACACGTCTACCGGCCGGCACCGTCACCACACAAGACCAATCTGGGCCCGTCTGGTTCGCCCCGTCATCCGAAGTGTATTTCCAAGGTGGAATGATCCCGCCCGAAGATCTGGTGCAATTCATTAGCCCCGTGCAAGGCGTCATCTACATGTCCGAACAGGCTGTGGCCACCGCGCTACGCCTCGAGGAAGCCCGCTACCGCAACGCCCAATCCGCCATGCCGTCCGGCGTATTGAAGCAGACCGGCGGCGAACCGTTGTCCGCGCAGGAACTGGCCGATTTGGCGGCCGCATTCAACGCCGCCCGCATGTCCAACCAGACGGCCGCCCTCAACGAATTCTTGGACTACACCGAAACCAAAGCGCTACCCGACAACATGCTGATGATCGACAGCGCCGAATTCCAAGCCAAAGAACTGTGCCGCCTCACCAACATCCCGTTCTACTTGGCTGGCGTCAACATCGGCAGTTACCAATACACAACCAGCCGTGGCGCCCGCGAAGACCTGTACCTGTTCGGCGCCCGCCAGTATCTCGACTGCGTGTCGCAGACACTCAGCATGAACAACGTGCTACCCCGCGGCACCTACGTCAAATTCGACATCGACGACTACCTGCAAGGCGTCGTCGAGGACGCGATGGAAGACATGCCCGAAACCACACAAACCCCCGACACCGCCCCCCTGGAGGACTAATGCACATCCAACTGTCAGCAGGTTTCGCACTCGACGTGCAAGCCGAAGCAGGCGAAACGTCCGGCCGCCGCGAGATCTCCGGCCTTGCCGCGCCCTACCAGGTGTCCGCGACGGTGAGCGGTGGCGCGTCCGTCATGTTCGCCCCTGGCAGCCTGCCCGTCGACGGCAAAGCCCCCAAACTGTTCATGTACCACGACGCCAGCCAGCCGGTCGGCCTGGTCACCGAACGACGCGAAGCCTCCGACGGCTCCGGCATGCTGTTCACCGCCAAAATCGCCGCCACCGCAGCCGGTGACGAAGCCCTGCAACTCGCCAAAGAAGGCGTGTTGGACAGCGTTTCTGTGGGTGTCGACGTGATCGACTCCTACCAGATGGAGGACGGCACCACCGTCATCACCCTGGCTGAATGGCGCGAATTGTCACTCGTCCCCATTCCGGCCTTCCAAAGTGCTACCATCAGCGACGTGGCCTTTGCGGCCGCGACTCCCGACACCGAAAACGACCAAATCCTCAACAAGGAGAACGAAGTGTCCGAAGTCGAAGCCGCCGCCCCCGAGGCAGCCCCCACCGCCGCCCCCATTCTGTTCGCACAGCCGAAGAAGGCTCCGCGCCTCCCGTCGGCCGGCGAGTGGATGGCCGCCTACCACATTGGAGGCGACACCTTCGCCAAGGTGAACAGTCAGGTCGTCGACTGGCGCAAGGAGAACCAGTCCACCTTTGAGGCGGCCGCCGGTGACGTGATCACCACCGACACGCCCGGTCTGTTGCCGGTGCCGGTGTTGGGCCCGTTGGTGCAGAACATCAACTTCGTGCGTCCCGTCGTCAACCGTTTGGGCGCCCGCGCCTACCCGGACGGCGGCGCACAGAAGACATTCGTGCGTCCCACCATCACCACGCACACGTCGGTCGCCTCGCAGGCCGCCGAACTGAATGCGGTGTCGGCCACCACCATGGTCATCGCGTCCAACAGCGTCAGCAAGACCACGTTGGCCGGCCAGGTCACCCTGTCGGCGCAGGACATGGACTTCACCAGCCCCGCCGCCATGCAGTTGATCCTCAACGATCTCATGGGCGAATACATGTTGGCCAGCGACAACCTCGCCGCCGACAACCTGCTGGCCGCCGCCAACTCAAGCGGCGTGTGGGACGGCACCACGACCGACCTGATGAAGTCGATCTACGACGCCGCGGTGGACGTGTCCAGCGGAACCAACTTCTTCCCGGACACGCTGTTTTGCAGCGTGGACGTATGGGGGCAGATGGGCCAACTCGTGGACGGATCAAACAGGCCTGTTTTCCCGTACTTGGGCGCCCCCGGCTTGCAGGGTCAGAATGCCCTCGGCGGCGGCAACGCGACCACCTGGACGGGAAGCAACCCGCTCGGCCTCGAGATCGTCGTCGACAGCAACTTCGCTGCCAAGACCATGGTCATCACGAACAGTCAGAAGGCCTTCGAATTCTACGAGCAGGTTCGCGGTCTCATGTCCGTGGAAGTGCCGTCGACACTCGGACGCACCTTCTCGTTCTACGGCTACGTCAGCACCTTCGCTGCCGTGTCCTCGATGATTCGCAAGATTACCCAGGCCTGATCGGAGGGGCCGCCCGATGGCGACCTACACAGTCCAATACGGCGTCATCATCCCCGGCTACGTCACCGCCACCACGCTGACCCCCAACGAAATCGTGGTGGGCGGATCGGTGACCGTCGCAGGTGCGGGAGCGGCATACAACGGCACAAAAACCGTCTATGCCCTCCCGCAATACCTGCCGATCAACGTCGACAGCGACGGCATCATCGAATACGACACGTCGTACCCGCTTGCTAATGCGGTCATGTGGGCCGACGATCAGACACCCGAAAACCTCAACGCCATCACCGGCACCATGGCATACAGCCCGACATGCACTTGGATCACCTACACACAGATTCAGGATTGGCTGGGCATCACGCTGGCCGGTGGCGCAGAAACCACGTTCCTGACACAGTGCGCGGCCGCCGCCAACGCTTTCTGCTTCCGACGCCGCCAAGAGTCCGGTTACATCGACGCGCTGGCCACCAGCCCGTCAGGTGACGTCACCCTGGGCACCATCATGTACGGCGGCGCCCTGTACCGTCAGCGCGGCGCCATCGATCAATTCGCGTCGTTCACCGAAATGGGCACCGCCCCCACTGTCGGCCTGTCCCCGCTGATCAAACAGTTGCTGGGTATCTCGAGGCCGCAGGTCGCATGACATGGCCTACACAGACCTGTTCAACGAAGCGATCGACGATTTGTCCGCCACCCTGGCAACGATCTCCGGTCTGCGCGTCGTCACAGATCCAGGCAAAATCAACCCACCCTGCGTCTTCTTGGACGCCCCCAGTTGGACATCCTTCAACGGTGGCAACATCGTAAAAATGGATTTTTCCGTGCGCGTCTTCTCGTTGGGGCCGTCCAACCTGGACGCCCTCCGCAACATCCTGGCGATCTGCGCCCAACTGTTCGAGAAGAACATCGCGGTGACGGACGGCCGGCCGGTGTCCGTCGTCATCGGCGGCCAAGAATTCCCCGCCTACGACCTCACAATCCCCCTACAAGCACAGGTGGCATGACTATGGCACTCCGCATCATCTCCGCCCGTCTAGGCGAACTGGGGGCAATCTACGAGCCTCAGGAAGGCGTCAACGTGCAAGCGTTGATCGCTGGAGGATTCCTCGAGGAGACCCACACCGCCCCCGCCAAATCTGCTAAAAATAAGACCAAGGCTCCCGACGCCGCCAACACCACCCAGGAGTAACCATGGCCACGTCGACCTACCTCAGCAACCCCGTCGTCACCGTCAATGCGGTGGATCTGTCCGACCAGTGCAGCGGCGCCACCGTCAACCAGACGTTCGCCCAGTTGTCCAACACCGCTTTCGGTGACACCGCCATGAAGTACACGGCCGGCCTGCAGGAGAACAGCATCACCCTAGATCTGTACTGGTCGACGGCCAGCACCGAAACCTACGCCACCCTCAAGTCGCTGGTCGGCACGTCCACCAACGTGACGATCAAGCAAACCAGCGCAGCCGTGTCCGCCACCAACCCGTTGGGCACCCTCACCGGAGGCTTCCTCGCCGAACTGCCCGTGGTCTACACGGTCGGCGAACTGGCCACCTGCTCCGTCACCTTCAACGGTGGCACCTTCGCCTACACCGAGGCGTAATTCATCCCTAACCCGAAAGGCCCGACATGAAACTGCACCTCAAGGTTGACATTGGTGATGGCCCGTTTGTGGTCACCACCAACCTGCAAACCATCATCGCATGGGAACGAAAGTACCGGCGCAAAGCCGGAGACCTCGCCAACGGCATCGGCATGGAAGACCTGGCCTTCATGGCGTGGGACTGCTGTAAGCAAGCCAAGATCGTGGTGCCCGTCGAACTGGACTCGTTTATTGCCAAACTCGTCGAGTTGGAGGTGGTGTCGGAGGAGGCGTCCGGCCCTTTCCAGCAGGCACCTACCGACGTTCACTAGCCGAACTGCTAGTCAGCACCGGCTGGTGGCC